GAATAATCGGTTTAGTATGATTACATCCATGACAAGAGTGGAATGTGATCACCTAAATAGTTTTAAAGGCCGCCGAGTTTAGGTCTGGCAGCCTTGACAACAAGTGGAGCTAATATGTCATCATTCGTACGCGAAGCAAGGTAATCCGCGACGCTCGAAGGAATATTTAACAACATATTCCTCGTACGTGCGTGATCCGCGTGCGAAGTAATCGTACAGCTCCATTATCGTCGAAATCTTCGGTAAACTAACGAAGTACCCACCCATGAGGTCATCATCAAAAGCTCCCATCTGGCTAAGATATTCGAACTGTTGACGATTGAGTGAGATTGGATCTGGGCTTAAACTCTTCAAGTAACTGAAGTAGTTCAAGATATGATTCTCAAGGACAGGATTGAAGAAAGAATTTACGTAGTACGATAGTGTACGCAACTTCTCCCAATTAATCGAATTGCGCCCAAACTCAGGGCACATGAGATGCTCAAGTACGTCCTGAGTTCTCTTAACTGGGTGTCCATCCTCATGAAAATACAATGATAGGAACTGAGCATGCAGATTCCATTCGCCACGAAGAATAGATGCATCAGTCATATACAATGTATTACATGTGAAGGACTTCTTCACCGAAACAGTGACACCATACCTGCTATTGACCATGATGGAAATCTGTTCCAAGGTCAACAATGTGTCACCACCCCACGCACTACTAGCCTCACATGAAATCGGAATTTCAATGAGGTTGGGCACGCCATCCTTAAAGTACGCAATGATGCTGTCATCACCAAATACGTAGATACGATAAAATCTTGGGTCCAGGACGCTACCCAAGATGATATAATTACAGACCGACCCAATTATCGATGTCCATGGGTCACCAGAAGCTACTCCTGCCAATTTCTGGAGTATCTCGCCGGTTGGGTAAGCAATTAATGTCTCAACTAGATTATTGTACATATAATCCCAGTAGTTACTGTCATAAGCCGTAGCCGGCACAAAACTTTTCTTTACAAAGTTGAATGCAGTACGTATTAACCAGCCTGGCAGTGATTGGTCGAAACCACTGAAGTCTATCATCGTGTAGGTCGTCGCACCCTTAAGATAGTTGCCGAGCCTGCGCCAACAACCATGATAAGGGCCGATACCCACCATTATTCCACCAATATCCTGGCGGAAATTTCGCAAAATCCTCGTGTAGGACTTAGATGCGAGTGATGCGAAGAGATGATAGTCTAGATCAGGCATTAGAATAAGACGACCCTCTTTCTTACCTGTCCTGTGCCGAACATCCACTATCTTCCCCCTACATCCTATTTTACAAATACTCTGACCTGGCAGAGCACCGCTATTTTCAAATTCTTTCATTATCTCCGTCACTCGCGGTACGGCCAAATGCCATGCGTCTTCCTTACTGTTAAACCCTGCCGCCCGGTATGCAATACCGGGGAATGTCCTACCAACCTTGATGCTCACCAATCGGGTTAACGAAAACCACCCTGAAATAGGGGCACTCTTATAATCCAGAACATGTCCCAGCACGCACACAGCCGCCGACATGTCCAAGGTCACAGAGGGCCTCTCAATCAGAGTATTCTTCGTGAACCCCATCAGATGTTCATCAATGTCAGACATCTCGGGTGGACGATACTCAAGATATTTATAGTCTGGCAGTTCCTTACAAATAAGGTTATCGATTTCATTTGTATACTCCTCGTACCACGCTGAATTGGCAGTCTCGGGTTGTTGGTGGCGGTAAAATAATTTTGACGATTTTCCGTGGAGTCTCAGACCACGGAACTTCCTCCTAAACTGCCTGGAGGCACTCTTCTTCTTTAATTCAGATGAATGGATACTATAATCCGGCAACCTAA